GGGGCTGGTGTTGAGCTTCATCGCCTTCCACCACCGCCTCCGCCACAGCTTCCTCTACGGAAGCCCGTCCCTCCCCAAACAGATCGTCGAGGGTCGGACCTGCTGGCTCGGGCGCGGCTACTTCGTTGATCTCCGTAACTCCTGTTGGTTCTACCATTTTTCAGCCCCTTCTAAAACCCTGGAAACTGCATTTTCCGGCCGCCACGCGAGACATGACTTTTCTCGTTAGCTGTTTCCGGTGTGAACCGCTTTGCTCCGCCTGGTCCGCCGTTCTCCGACTTCGGCGCGGCCCCGCTGGAGCCTGGTGGCGGGCCTTCCTCTGGTCCGCCCATCATCATCTGCTGCTGTGCTGCTGCTTCCATCTCTTGCTGCATCTTTATCTGGAGCTTGAGCATATGTACCTGGTAATGCCGCATGAACTCCGTTTGAGTCGCGGTATCGAGCTTCAAGAACTCGGGTGACGCCATAAACTCGCGATGTACCTCGATATGCACTTCGTCGATGTACCATTCCAAGACCGGGATAGTATCGGCAGGGTGTCCCTGCACGAGCTTTCCATTCTCTTGTTCGGCTGTCACCCGGTCGATACCACCCGGCTTGAGGGAACGGTTCATGTGCGGGAATCGGGCAAGATCGTAGAATTGCTTACGGGCTTCTGGTGAACCCGGCTCGCCAAGTAGACCATCGAGATACATCCGGAATACCCGAGATTGTCGTTCGCCACGCCCTTCCGGAAGCATGGATTCGATGTCAACCATGACATTGACGTTGCCTTCCTCGAACATATCCGGCAGGACCGTAGCGGTCCGAATGACCGAATCTTCGCCGGCATAGGAAACGATTTTTTCTTCGTCCCATATCAGCGGTAGCATCGCCATCCAATCCTCGGCTACCCGTCGCATCGTATGGACAGCCCGGCGCATCGTGGGTCCGATGAACCTATCTTGATTGAACCGCAGCTCCTTCACGAGCTCGCCAGAAGCGTCCCTGGTGGGCGGTGCGCCCTGCGACCCTTCGAGGTTCCCCAGGAACCCCATCTCATCTGCGAGGACTTCCTGCATCTTCCATACGTCGTCGCTGATACGGGGTGGTTGGACATACTCGAGAGGTTGGACGCCTTCACGACGGTTGACCCGGATGATCGCGCCTGGGCGATTATGGATCTGTTCTTCTTCGAGCCCGGATAGGTCGTCGAGAATAGCGATCGGATTAGTGACGAGGTTCCGGTGTTCGAGGAGCTGCGCGACCCCGCGATTATACGTCCGCTGGATCGGGTTCAGCATTTCCTGTGGTGTCGTGCCGGACGGTCGCCCTGGTATGTCTACGAATCGGAGCTCTTGGATTGGTGAGGTATGTCTGCATCGGATGGGCCTGGGTCCGTCGAAGGCGACGTTCCCGTTGCCCGTGACGACCAGTAGGCGGCCACCAGCCGATTGCGGGGTTTCCGGATTATCTGCGTCCGGTTTCTGCCAGAACTCGTAGATCGTGACCAGGCCGCCCGTCTCCGATGTGGTCGATCCAGCGGCATACGGCATATTCTCGGCCCCGCCGAAATACCCGGACCCGAACAGTAGTCGCTCGATCTCGCTGGAACCGTGACTCGCGGAACCGTGCGTATCGGCTAATTCATCAATACCCCAAATAGACTTGACCTGCGCTGGCGTCAGAAGCGACCGATGGAGATGCCAGGACTTCTTGTGCCAGGGTGTCGGGCCCCATTCGCCCCGGACCTCTACTGGTGCCAGTACGTCGATCGCGAGTGAACCCTCACGCATACGGTGAGGTTCGCCTGTCGCTGTATAGCCGCGCCCGTCCTCCGTGAGCTCGGCCAGCATATTCCCGTCCTGGTCATAGGGAACGCCCTCCATGAGACGGGGCTCGCCCTCGAAATCTAAGACGCCTTCGTCTATAAACTCCTTGAATGGGCCCTTCGATGTGTCGATACGGCTTTTGAGATAGACAGTCCCGCCAGGGATCAGCCAGGCGAACGCTTTGTCCAGTACCTCGACCATTTCGAGCTCGGACCAGAGCGATTTCCAGATTGTGTCCATCACTTCTGCGAGCTGTGAGTCTGAACGGTCGCCGGTAGACGGCTGGAAGGCTACGACAGGTGGGTTTTCGGTCATGCGGGCATGGGTCAGCATGAACCAGTAGAGTAACCGATTGACCGTTGGCCGCTGCCGCCATCGCCGCTCGTAATCGTCGAGCACCGTGGAAATATCTACCCATTTTCCAAGCAACGGCGAGTAAACGTGCCACTGTTGCCCGGACAGCATCCGGATATTTTCTTCTATCTGGCGGTCACGAGCTTGGAGTGCCCAGGTCTGCGATTCCCATAGCTCTTGTATGAATTGAGAGCGACGGCCATCCTCGCCATCCGGTTTTAGTGGGTCCGAACGGATAGGCGGCATCTTGCTAAATTGCGGACTCGTGAAGTCGGCCACTCGCTGCCTTTTCTTCGATTAGATAGCATTACAGGCACTATCTTGGGATAGAACGCTACGTCTACATTGTCAATAGTAACTTTTGCGATCAAGTGCTCCCGCTGGCGTGTCGGAGCATCCTAGCAGCTTCTTCGTCGGCCTTGTCTGCGGCGATACCTTCGTTCATCAGATAGCTCCGTAGTGTGTCGTGTTCTCGCTCGCGTAATTTGACTGTCGCCTGTTCTTCCTGGGTGCCCGGATCGAACACGCGGGCCACTGGTGTCGTCGGCCGACCATATTGGATGAGGTTCGTCATTACCTCGATCTGTTTCCGCTGACCAAACACCATAGCGAGAGTACCGCCACAGAAGGCACCGGCCGTAAATACGATAATTAGATCACCCATCGAACCGCATCCCTGCGCCCCAGGCGAGTTTCGCCATTTCGCGGAGCCATTCCCTGTCTACCGGCAAACCCGTTCTCCTACGCATCGCTTCCTCGCGTTTCCATATCTTCCGGATCTGCGACGAGTTTACGTCGTATGTGTTCGCCATTTCCGTGCTCGTTACCCCGAGTAGGTGCTGTTCATAGATCCGGGCATTACGAGCTGCCCTCCGTACTTTGCTCATCACCAGCCCCCTTGAATAGTGATATAAACCGACGCCAGGAGCGTCGATACCATCGGTTGTACCGTATCTGCAATAGCCGCCAAGAGATCAAACGGTTGACTGCAAGGGCCAATTCCGGGCGTCTGATCAGTTTGTCCTCTTGTAGCCACTCACCGAACGAGGGATCCCTTTGCTTCTTGCCTCGCGAGCTGCGTCGATCGCTGTGTTTTGACATCAGTAGTAAGCCCCAAACTCTGGATGTTGAACGTCCTGCCTATCATTCTTGCTATGCGGAGCTCCCCGCCATATCTGGCTTTCATGCTCGCGCCGTAGGGTGCCTGGTGCAAATGCGCCGGCCCCTACCTCCTCGAACTGTGTCCTGGCTGGCATGACACGATGGGCTATCGCGTAGCGTGTCTCGTCGTACATATCGTCGCCGCCCTTACCCATCGCATCTGCATCCAACTTCTGCGAATCCTCGATGTTCTTTTCGTCCGTCGGGATACTCTGGAGTAGCCGGATACAGTCGCGGTTGCCGGGTTCGTCCATAAACAGCAGGTACGGTTTTCCGTCCGATCCATCCTCGTAGACCTTCTGCCAGGACAGGAATAGGCGCAGAACTTGTAGACCGGCTACGCGAGAGATTTTCGCCTGTACGCACCGCCACCCCCATTCGCGGAGCTGCTCCTCGACAGTCTGCATATCCTTCTCGCCACGCGCCTTGATGTCGGACCATATATCGTGACCGCACTGGACCGTGCGAAGGTCGCTTATGTGTAGCTTGTACCGTTCCAGTGTCGCAGCGACGGTCAAGGCGATCTCGCTAGGCTGCTGCATCCGGCCGGAGACGGTGAATACCTTGTAGATCCTACCGTCCTCGTTCTTCGTATAGAGCCCAAATACCCACGGATGGGAATAGCCCCAATCGAACGATCCCCATTTCGGCCAATGGTCCGGTACGTCGAAAGGCTCGATAAGGTGCGTGGCCGGGTCGATCATCGGGAGTGCGAGCCCCAGGCCGGCGTCCCATCGACCGTCACGCATCCAACTCCGATACGGTTCCGGCATCGTATTGAGGCGTCTGATGTACGCTGGATCGCGCTGGACTAGAACCTGGTTATCGTCGAGCTTGGCTTGGATGAAAACGTGGTCCTCCGCCAGCTCCTCCATATCGTCGTAATACTGGCAGTCAATGAACAGA